GATCCAAAAATGTGTGCTTACGCACATTGTGATAAACATTTAATTGAGATGATACCACCATATACACAAATATTGTGTAATACTCATCATCTTTTAAATCCTGAAGGTTCAATAATTAAAGACCTTGATGAATTAGACCCAGGCTTCCCATTTGTTCAGATGGAACTTGCTGTAGCCTGGGCCAAAGATACCAAAGCAAATTATCAATGGTTACATGATCTTTGGTTTTGGATGAACAAAGAATATTGGTATCGGTTTGATGGAATGCACGAAGATTGGAATAGATTATATAATAAGTTGAGTCATATTCCAGAAAATATTGCTGAAGGTGATTTAACTCCTCCCCCACAAATTGATAGGGAATGGCCAAAAGAATATGAACTTGAAGATGAAATTCAAAATACCATCGCGGGATATAGAGACTATTATATAGATTATTGTAAGGAAAATGATGCTGAATGGAGTACACCAGAAGGAGCAACACGAACACCCCCAAGCTGGATTTTAGAAGATGCCAACGTATGATTATAGGTGTGAAAAATGTGGTCACACCTTTGAAGAAAGTTTAAAAATTGCCGATAGGGAAATACCAACCGAATATCCTTGTGAGCAACAGGTTCATAGGGCGGCCGATATTTGTGGTGGTGAAGTCAAACAAATAATTGTTGCCGCTTCAGGCTTTGCTTATGACAATATTCGTACCAGACATTCTACCAAGAAAGTGCCAGGATGGTATTCAGATAAGATTAAAGATTTGAAGAATTCAAAAAGATTTCCTAATAATAATTTATGAAAAAATTTATACATCTCGCCAATCGACCAGAATTGTCGTTTGGAATGAGGACTGAAAATCACAATGGAAAGAGACATTATGTTACCCCTGAAGGTGGACTATACCCGTCAATCACAACTATACTTAGCGAATTCTCCAAAGCTTCTATACAGGAGTGGAGAAAGCGTGTTGGAGAAACCGAAGCGAACAAAATCTCCGGTAAGGCTTCCCGCAGAGGAACAAGCCTACATTCTGTCTGTGAATCCTATATCAAAAACGAAGACGGATATCTTGACGGGCAAACGCCGAACATTGTTGAACTATTCAAGAACATTGAACCGTTCCTTGAAAGAATCGATAACGTTCACGGAGTTGAGTTAGCATTGTACTCAGATCATTTTGGTGTCGCAGGTAGAACAGATTTGATTGCTGAGTTCGATGGTGTATTATCGGTAATAGATTACAAGACTAGTAACAGAATTAAAAAGAAAGAATGGTGTGAAAGTTATTTTGCTCAAGGTGCTTTTTATGGAATAGCATACGAAGAACTTACAAAGATACCAGTTTCACAAGTAGTGATAATTATTGCTGTTGATAATGAACACCCTCAATTGTTTGTAGAGAAACGAGATGATTGGGTTGATAAAATATGGGAAGCCAAGAAATTATATGAACTAAATAATATTGATACTGTTGACATATCTGGATAGCAGTTAAGACATCGGTGCGATTCCGATCAGCTCCACCAAAGAAAGTTATGGAAAAGAAATTAATGTGGCTTGCAGTAGTTATAATCTTAGCATTGGGTTTAACTTATGCCACACTTTATATTGGATATGACTTTCGTTGATGGGGCTGTAATAGAATTCGATTGATTGTGAAGGTAGATATAGAGGTATTCGGTAGAGGCACCACCGTAACGGTCCATTAAACTAATCGCAAACAATGACGATTATACTGCATACTCTTACGCACTCGCTGCGTAGATTATAGCCGAGTTCGGACTTAGGTTCTACGGAGGGTCGCTTGGGAACAGAAGTATCCTCCACTACACACATAACACACACAAAGAAAGGGACAATATGTCTAATCCATATGAATTACGATTTAGACTTTTGGAAATGGCACAGGGCTATCTCCAAGATGAATACTCAAGAAAAGAAACCTTTGCCATTGATGCATGGAATTTTGCACAAGAACAAGGCACAGCAAACATGAAGGTATTTGAAGACCTTCAGCCAGAATCTTATTCCATTAAGGATATTAAGAAGAAGGCAGCCGAACTCTATGAATTTGTAGAGAAGCAATAATAACTCTAGGTGGGGTCAATTAAAGATATGTCAGATTATAAAGGCGGATACAGAACAGAAGTAGCAAGGTTTGAAAAAGCGCTATACGAAAGAAAAGACTACGAAGAATATTTGAAGGCATTTGATTTAATGGCTTTAAAAGGTAGAGTAGATAGGGGAGAACCCAATCCAATTGACCCCACTTATGGTGGAATAGGATATGAATATTTCTATCCAGATACTATAGATTTGGGAAGAGTTAAAGTAACACTTGATAATAACGAATGGAATTTTGAATGGGAGAATAATCGTGGCTGAATATAAAAATGACAACCCTTGCGAATTTGTTTACCACATAACAGCAATAGAGAAAGTTGTCGATGGAGATACTGTTGATGCAGTTATTGATTTGGGGTTCGATGTTAGGTATTGTGGACGAATCCGTTTGTTGGGAATCGATACACCAGAATCAAGAACTCGTGATTTGGCAGAAAAGTTTTATGGAAAGCTCTCCTCGGCCGCCCTTAAATCGTGGGTACATTGGGCAGTTATGTCGGACAGGGATGATATTGAAATTCAAGTCAGATGTCCAGAGAAAGACAGTAGAGGTAAATTCGGAAGAATTCTTGGAGAACTCTGGATCAACTGCACCGCAGATGGACAAGAGTTTTCAGGTTGGACCAATGTAAACAAATGGATGTGTGAAAATGGTTATGCAGTAGGATATCACGGAGGAAGTAAAGAGGAAATTGAAGCAGAACACATGAAAAATAGAAAACTACTTGAAGAACAACAAAATATTAAATATGAAGAATATAATTGAGGAAATATAATGGCAATAACTACAAAACAAGGCAACGAAGAAATGTCAGCAATCGAAAGAAGAAAAGTAAAAAATTATTGGGCAAGAATTACTCTATCATGGGGTATTGTTCTAACTTTTTTAATCTTGATATATTTGTTATTCTTTACAGAAGGTACTACAGAAAATCACATGCAACTGATTAATATTCTGGTAGGGGCCTACGTGGCGGTCCTAGCGAAGTGCACGGACTACTGGTTCAAAGAGAAAGATGATCCAGAACATAAGGAAACCACAGAGGCATTACAGAATGGGCATTAAAATGAATAACTCTATGTTATTCATGGAAAACATTGAGCAGTTGGTTCAAAAAACCAAGATGACTTACATAGACGCAATTATGTTTTACTGTGAAGAAAATAAATTAGAACCAGAAACTGCCGGTAAAATGGTCGGCGGAAAACTGAAACAAAATGTACAAGAAGAGGCCGAAGACCTTCATCTTATTCCGAAGACTTCAAAACTACCAATATGAAAGGAGGTACTTGACAAATGAAATAAATATGTTATAATAAGATATAATGATTAAGTGAAATAAGTCGCAATACAATCAATACAACGCAATACGAAATATACGAAAGGAAAAATATGTCGTTCGCAGATATGAAGAAAAAACGTGGAGATAAACTCCAATCCCTCCTAAAAGAAACCGCAAAAATTAATACTCCCACAGGACATCAAGGTGATGATGATCGTTTCTGGCGTCCAGAATTGGACAAGTCTGGTAACGGTATGGCATTAGTTCGTTTTTTGCCAGCACCAGAAGGTGAAGACTTGCCATGGGCACGTTCATGGAATCATGGATTTCAAGGACCCGGTGGATGGTATATTGAAAACTCTTTGACCACACTTGGTCAGAAAGACCCCGTGAGTGAATATAACTCACAACTTTGGAATTCTGGAATCGAGGCAAACAAGGAAATTGCTCGGAAACAGAAACGGAGACTTACCTATGTCTCTAATGTTCTTGTCATTAAAGATCCTACAAACCCACAGAACGAAGGTCAAGTTCGCCTGTACAAGTATGGGAAGAAAATCTGGGATAAACTTAATGATAAGATGAATCCTGAATTTGCAGATGAAACTCCAGTCAATCCATTTGATTTGTGGGAAGGTGCAAATTTTAAAATAAAGATTCGTAAGGTAGATGGGTATTCAAATTATGATAAGAGTGAATTCGAAAATCCTACTCCTCTTGATGAAGATGAGAATAAGATGGAAACAGTTTGGAAAACAGAACATTCATTGGAAGACTTTACTGACCCAAAGAATTTTAAGACCTATCCGGAACTGAAGGAAAAGTTGGATCGTGTTCTGGG